CTGGGCGAATTTGCCTACGGCTACGGCCACGCATGGCCCGACCAGGAGCCAACCCCTGCATGTTGGGGTCAAGCCTGGATCAAGTTCGTAGGCAGCGACACAGCCCACGTTCACCCCATAGACCACCGCGGCGACTGGAACGGGTTATTCAAGATCTTACCCGCTGCCGATGTCCGCGTTATGTCAGCCGAGGTCCAGCAGGATCTTGGCTTTACCCACTGCCACACTTGCGGCTTTGAGATTTTTGACTGTGAGTGCCCCGAACAAATCGATCTGGAGGATTTACTGCAATGACTAAACGAGCCTATCGGGTAACGCTTACCCAAGTCAGCAACAGACTCACGCGCTCTATCCATTACGTGGAGGCTGAGAGCCACAACGAAGCAAGCCAGGCGGCGCTACTCAGTCGCTTACAATCAGACATGATCGAGGGCCACTTTCACCAATGGGCGCCGGTTGTCATCAAACCGATAAGGGTTAATCAGTGAGGCTATCAATTGAGCAGGTCGCGTATGCTTTCGAGCTACGCGGCATTTCTGTTTCTTACGAATGGATAGCCCAAGACTTAGGCGTTAGCGTCACTTGTTTGCGTCGATATATGCGAGGGGCAAAACGCCATGGCTTTTCATTTTGGACACAAAATCCTAGCTAATGCTTAGCATTGCTTAGCTTTAGCTTAGAGCTATTGCTTAGCATCGCTTAGCTTAAGACTATTTATTTTTGTTTGTTTAGTTTGATGTTAGCTAAGAGGGCTAAGCTATAGCTGTTTTGTTAACCGCAAGCGGAGCGTAACGAGCAGCCAAAATCCTGTCAAGTTATTTATTTAATCCGTTCAGCACTTGAAGTCCTCCAGCAGACTGTCCGAGTGCTCACCTTCCTGGATAGTCACCAGAGGCAGCAGAGCCGCCCTCACAGCACGAGCGCTGTTACAGCAGTGCCAGTGCATACCCAAGCCAATGAATCGCTCAGAGAGAGCCGTCTGTGACTCCGACAGTCGGCCGCCCTTCGTGCGCTTCAGCTCCAGGAAAATAGGGCGAGGGCAAACGCCAGGCAAAAAGGCAGAGTCAGGCACGAATAACTCCAGGTCGGGCCATCCCGATTGGGTGCCCATCCTTTTCAACTTGGTTTTGAAATTGATATGCCGCTTCCCCTCATTGGGGGAATGATGAATCAGGGTCTCGCCAGGTAGCACGGCATTCAGCCACTTAATAACCCGAAGATGTACCTGGTCCTCAATCTCGCCGTAGGTAGAAGTCGTTCGGTTGGACACTGCCATCGGTTAGCCTATAAATCTGATTCATGTATGAGGCCTTCGGTATCATCCGATCCTTATCGTCAATATCCCGACACCATCGAGATACAACGCTTGCATGAGATGCACCAAGCAACTTTGCCAGCTTACCGTAACTCAATTTTTTCCTCACTCGCCATTTTTCTAACGTCATGTTACGCCTCGCGTCACGCTTTGGTGTGCAGAATAGAATCCTTGACGTGTTGGGTCAACTGCTATAGTGTTTCATTTAATGCCACTACAGGCAGAAATAAGACAAAGGAGGCAGTATGTATAGAAATATTTATGAGCATAGCTTTAGCGCTAAGTGCCCAGTAAATGGAGACATGATTGATTACGACCTAACAATCGAGTCGTCAGAAATGATTGAGGTCGAGAAGATTATAGATGCGACCGACGATCTCAAAGAGGGTTACCATGAAATTTTTGCCGATCAGTTGGCAGAGCTTCTTGGCGGCTTTCAGATAATCACGGCCCATCATCATGGTGTACACATTAAGACTATGAGAGAGCGCAGCTAGTGATTCACTACCACGGCGGCCCGATCACGCCAGACACTTGCGCCATTAAAGCCTGGAAGGGTCGCCATGCATTTATAAGTTTCGCTAGGCCGGACCAGTTCGGACTTGCCACAGAAATTTGCCAATCATTTGGGCTGGACAATGGGGCGTTTACGTTCTGGAAAACCGGAGAGCCTATTGATTGGTCAGGCTATTATGAATTTGTTGATCGCTGGAAAAACCATCCTCGCTTTGACTTTGCAATTATTCCCGATGTAATTGATGGCGGGTGCCAGGCTAACGATGAACTGCTAGCAGCCTGGCCCCATGGTAGTCATGTCGGGGTGCCGGTTTGGCACATGAATGAGCCAGAGGATAGATTTATCCGCTTATGCAAAACGTACCCAAGAGTCGCCATCGGATCATGCGGCGAATACGATGTGCGGAATCCAGGTAAATGCGTTAGCAGAATGAAAGATGTTATACGCCACGTTACTGATAAGTATGGTCAGCCAATCGCAAAACTGCACGGCCTTAGAATGCTGAACAAGGCAGTGTTCAAACACTTGCCGCTATCCAGCGCGGACTCCACAAATATAGCGAGAAACATTGGCATTGATAGCAAGTGGAGTGGAGCTTACAGCCCTAAGTCAAAGGAAACTCGAGCAAGCATTATTGCCGAGAGAATAGAATCTACTAACTCAGCCAGTGCGCTGCACTGGGATGAGGCGAGCGACAAGGTAGATATACAACTATCTTTTAATATATAGGAGGCAGTATGGAGTTATTACCAACGCCAGATTGGGCGCTACGGCACCACTACTACTGGCATTCAAACCCGCGCAGCAAGACGCGCAGCAAAACCCTGTTTGACAAGTGCATCATCAGGCCAAAACTCAATGAGGCATGGCAGATAGCCAAGTCAGATTGGGGTACGCAGGAGGATGTGGACGATGCCTGGACCACCATCAGAAGACTCGATGGAAAACATAATGGGTCGTCTAACGCTAACATGGAGTGCGGAAAGCTAGTCCAGCAGGCTGTGGACATGGCGATATTTGCCGACATGGACCTTGAGGAGTGCAAGGTGTGGGCCTACAAAGAGTTTCACGAAAACTATGTATGCCGATCCTGGGACGACGGGATCGACGAGGAGAAGTGCGACTACTACCTTGATGAGATAGAGCCGGTCATAGAGAACGCCTGGCACGGACTCATAGAGGCCATGAGCGGCGACAAGCAGCGACTACCAGAGCGGGAGCTGTACGGTTACATAGGCAATAACAAAGTGCCATATAAAACCTTACCCGACTACTGCTATCGCGGCGATCTCAAGACCAAGTGGTCCAAGAGAAGCAAGACCACTAAGTCAGGTTGGGCACAGAACTCACTACCTAAAAAACTTACCGGTCCCTGGGAGCAGGCGAACGTGAGCCAGGTTGCGGGGTTTCGTGCGCTCAATGGCGGCTTACCTTGCTGGCTGCTGTACGCGAATAAGTCGGACTATCGACTGTTTCACCAATACAACTGTGACGAGATGACGCCCGACTACCTGGACGATGTAATCCGAGAGACCGAGCGGCAGAACGCTGTCACAGAAAAATTCCTACAGGTCGCTGAGAACTCCAGCGAACTAATGGAAATGATCTCGCCAGAATGGAATGAGCTTTGCTGGCAAGAACCACCAGGCTACTTAGAGGAGGCTTACGGAATATGGAAGCGTTAACAGACATCATTGGCGAGGCAGTAAAGCTAAACGCCTATCGGCATGAGGGTGTCGGCACTAGCGGCATCGTTGAGATTGGTCACGCTTGGCACCACCAATTTAGTCAAGTAACCAGGATCGAATTGCTTGATAACTGGATAAAGGTACTCACAGCGCAGTTTGAGTTAGAGAAAATAGCTTATGAAAAAGAAGGAGGTTTGTATAAATGGAAATGAGTGAACAGGTAGACGTCTTAGCAAAGGCGCTATCAAAAGCACAGGGAGAGATGGGGGGAGCCGTTAAGGATTCCAGCAACCCCTTCTTTAAATCAAGCTACGCGGACCTAGGCTCTGTTATTGCGGCGATCAAGGATTCATTCGCTGCCAACGGATTGAGCTATACGCAATTCCCGATCCGCGATGAGGCTGGCGCTGGCGTAGAAACAATTTTGATGCACGAGTCAGGCCAGTGGATCAAGTCTAGCTATACGCTGCCGCTTGCAAAGTTTGACGCGCAATCAGCGGGGTCATGTCTAACGTACGCAAGACGGTACGCTTTGCAGGCTATTGCTGGCATTCCAGCGGTGGATGATGACGGCAACCAAGCCACGGCATCCGCCCCGCAATACAGGCCAGCACCTGCACCGGCGCCAGCTCCGCAAGCCCCGCTAGCACGAAAGCCAAAGGCCCAAAAGGTTCCCGAGGCTGTAAAGGAGGAGGCTGGTGCTAAAAACATCACCGTCAATGGCAAGCAGTATGGCCCGCTTGTCACCTGCAAGGAGATCAACGACTGCATTGACCACATTGCACTGGAGCAGTGGAAGGAGGACAACATTGCAGCCCTTAAAATTATGTCGCAGGATCACAAGGATCTGAACGGCATTATCACAGCGGCATTCCAGGCCCGCAAAAAAGCAATCAATGAAGAAGACATACCTTTCTAGGAGGAAAGCATGGCAAACGCACCACATATGGGTAACGCTAAAATTACCTTTAAGAACAACATCAACGCATCCACTAACAACGTGCCGGTTGAGTACCAGGCGTCGGCGTGGATTACTTTCAACAACGGTTGGGATGACGCATCTAACCGACCTTACCCGCTAACAGATCAGCAGGAGATGGTTGTCGAGCAGCTGTACCAGCAGCTTATTCAGTCTGGCGCACAGCTTCAGCTTACTGTTAAGCAGAAGGTAGGCGAGGATAGCCGCGCATGGCCCATTGCTGGACGCATGAACCTGTTTGTAAATAAACCCAAGCAGGCTAATAATTACCAGCAGCCGCAGCAGCAACCCCAGGGAGGACAAAGTGAATGGTGAACTTATTTCGGTCAGCGACCTGGCTAATTATCTTTTCGGCGAAAGGAGCGCGCGCAACTATAAGCGCGCTTTGCGATTGGTTCAGAACGGAAGCATACCTTCCATTAACACGGGCACTCGCTACTTCGTTACGAAAACTGAGGTCGAGAGGTTCCTGGCGTCGAAGTCACCAGGGAACGGCGGTGATGGTTGAGCGCGACAAGGATTGGTGGACTGTACAAGCGTATGGTCCTATCAACCCTATCGTAGTTGTGTGCTCCGACTATCGCGTGGCACTCAAGAAACTATCTTCGTAGCTGGACAAGCAGTGCAATCAATATCAGCTAGAGCAGCATTCACCGGAATGGTGGGACGCTGACGCGGAGACCTTTAGCTATGAGTCCCAAGCAAAAGGTCGCTGATGGTAGCGAGATATGGGCTCGCATCCTTGATGAGTTTGCCTGGGATTCACCCGATCCAGGCTTGCTCACCGAGGATGAGATTGCCAGACGCCTTGGCATTACCGAGCATTCCGCAGCCATGACCCTTGCCTGGGCATACCAGGAAGGATTTGTGGGGTGGACTAGGAAGGGTAGCGGTGGCTTTATATGGCGTCGCAGAATGCCTAAAAAAGCATGGGTCCGCCATGAAATCTATGGCAAGCGTGATTACTGTTTGCGCTGCGATACAATCGGCGGCCACAAAGAAGGATGTATACATGGCAGGTAACTTTGTTCGCAGGGGTTTAATCAATGAGCTTGCTGAGATGGGTTACGACGAGATAGCAGACGAGATGGGGATCACCAAAGACCAGGTCTACTATGCTGAGAAGACGGGACTAGCAAAGCTAAGAAAAAAACTCGCTAAATATGAAGGAGATATAAGAGATGCTAAACAATCTGAACGAAGCGGATGTAATGCGGGATGGGATTCGATCTCGCAAAATCGGGGTGCGTGGTGATTGCATCACTTGCAAGCAAGCCGCAGGGGTCAATCAGGAATTGATTCTATTGCTAGAGCAGATAGCTGCGAAGCAGCACATTGGGGACGCTTCAGATATGGCGAGGCGCGCCCTAGACATCTTACTTAAATAAGGAGAGAAGCATGAGCCAGAAAAAACGTGTACTGACTTACCTTAAAGAAGGCAATAAACTAACCAGGCTAAATGCCTGGGAGGATCTTGGAATCATCGAGGCACCGGCCCGCATATCCGAACTGAGACTGGAAGGCCACAAGATCAACTCAGATATGAAGACGGTGATTAATCGCTACGGCGAATCTGTCCGCATCGCTGAATGGTCTATGTAACTACTTACCCTTCGGCTTCTTCTTCTTGCCCTTACCGTACATGCCAATCTCCCCTGGTGTGTACGAATCTTATTATCTTGTTATACTCGGCGCAAGGACATCGGCGTACCTACGCCAAAAATTCATAAATCCACTGGGGGAAAGGCCATGAGCCTTTTGGATTTCTGTGCCACCGATCGCCAGCGCAAAGTCATTACTCTGCACTTAGAGGGCTTGGGGTATCAAAAAATCGGCGATCGCCTCGGGATCACCAAGCTGGGTGTTCGTGACACCATAAAAAATGTTAAAAGCAAGGCTGCCATACAAGGTTATTCGCCTAGCCACGACATGCAACACACGGTGCCGGAAGGCTTTATCGTCAAGGGAGTATCGACCTACTACAACGACGAGGGAAAGCCGACAGGGCAGTGGGTCAAAAGTCTTTCGGACAAAGAACACGCACTACAGGTCGCTTTGGATCACTTCAAGGAAGGGCTGAAAGACGACCTCAAAGGCCTGGCAAAACCCATAAAGAAAAGTAAAGCTCAAAAGCACAAAGACCGAATGGCTATTACGATCATCGGGGATCATCATCTCGGGATGATGGCATGGGGAGAGGAGACTGGCGCCGAAGACTGGGATTTAGAGGCGTCGCAATCTACGCTTATCAAGGGCGTGGATAAGTTAGTTAGTAGTACCGGCGACTGCTCGGTTGGCGTGCTTCTTAATGTTGGCGACCTCATTCACTCTAACTCGCTGAAGAATGAGACCGGCGGCGGGACGCCTATGGACGTTTCCAATCGGCAGGGCAAGACCATACGCGCCGCAGGCAACCTGTTTAAAATCATCGTTACGCGAATGCTTCAGCAGTACGACGAAATATGGCTCATCAATGCCAGGGGAAATCACGATCCAGACGCGGCGCTTTGGCTTAACGAAATGCTTAGGATGTATTACGAGAAAGAAAAGCGCGTGAAGGTGTTCGATAACTTTAATAAGTTTATACATTTCGAGTGGGGCAATAACCTCGTCATTACACACCACGGCGATAAGATACGAACTCGCCAGCTATACGAGGCGATTACCAGGGACTACGCCGAGCAATGGGGCCGCACCAAATACCGCTTTGCATGGACAGGTCATATCCATCATAAGCAGTCGGAAGAACTGGGAGGGCTTACCTGGGAGGCCTGGTCGGTGCTCCCGCCCGTCGATTCTTGGCACTCAGGTGCTGGCTATGGCTCGCAGCGGTCGATTAGTTGTGTAGTGTTAGACAAAGAGTACGGAGAGTTTAGCCGCTTTAAGGTTGGGATAGACTCACTTAGGTAGGCTAAGCCTTTGCTTTGTTGCGCTTGCTGATTGAGGCAGCCTTGCTTCTAGCGTCCGACTTTGAACTCGCACCCCATGCTCTCAAAGATAGGAGTAACCTTGTCGGGCGGCCCTTGCTATCCCGCTCAGGGCCAGACATACCGGCCATACGAGCAAGGAAGCTAGCGCGGCGAGGATTATCACCAGAACGAACAGGACGGCGTAAATTGCTACCAGGATTCTCACGCTCATAAGACCTACGACCTTCCTCATTCAAGCCTCCTTTTGGATTCTTCCCCGCCTTTCTTGTCCACGCTGCCGACTTAGCCATCAACCCCTTACCTCTTTCCCTGTCCTTAGTTGCTCTACCAGCTCCAGGCCACGCAACCCAACTTGCCTAAACCACTTGCTGTCTATCAGCTCATCAGCTGCCCGATCCCAGTTACCCTTCTTTGCAGCATCTAGCATGTTCTCGAACAGCGATAGCCTGGGCCATCCCAGATTAAAGCATAGATTTACCATCACCGCTTTGCGAGGCTCGCACAGGTCGTTCCACCAGGAGGCATTCCTGTTCAGCTCATCTACCACTACTTCAATGTCATTCTCTAGCAGCATCTCTACTTCAATGGTCGATAGCCCACGGGCGCTAGTCAGCAAACGCCCTACGCCGATAGTAGGATGCCCCTGCACCCTGGACCCTTGCTTTATCTCTCTGCCGGTAGCGTCATCGTATACGCAAAGGCGCAAACCTTCGTGCCGCTTTAGCTGCTCTATTACTTTTTGAATATCCATTACTTTTTGTTTTTGCTTAGCAGGTCTTTGTCGGCTTTGCGGGCTCCGCCCTTGCCGCTTACAAATGATTTAACGCGACCCATCGCCCACTGATGCGCGGATACTTTTGGTCGGCTGCCGCTGGAATAGTACGCTCCAAGGCCGCGCTTATATACTTTCTTTAAAATGCTTGGGCTGTATCGCCCGGCGTTAGTCCCCTTAAACTCAGCCACGCGATCTCTCCCTTGATATGCGGTTCATCTCAGCCTTGCTCAGCAGCCCTTTCCGGTATCTTTCCGCTGTTCGTTTAATCTCTTTGCGCCTGGCTTCTGGATCTTTTGCGCCCTTGGTGTACTTTACCGGAACGCCGCCTTTCTTGGCTACCGGCTTGAATTTACGCATCGTGCTCTGCCTCATGGCCTAGCCACTCCTTTTGTTTTTTCCCAGGTACGCAAGCCGCCCAGGCCTAGCATGCCAAGCAGCACGGGCATCATCTCGCTCAGGTCCAGGGGTGGAACGGTGACAGGGGATTCAGTGAGAGTAAGAAAAAAATTAGCAATAGGAATAAACAGAAAATTACACGCAAGGCCAAGAGTAGTAACCCATCCACAAAACGGGCGCCATCCCGCGACAAACATTGAGTGACTTGATGCCTCAGTTTTATTAACAGAGATTTGGGCCTTGGAAATCTCATGCGCTTGCTTTTCCGTTAGGGTCGCTATCTCAAAAGCCAAGCGACTGCGCTCATCTGCATCCGGTATGACCTTATCGAGCAGGCTAGAGATCGGACCAATAAGTAGGTCGATCACGATTACGTCCTAATATAGTAGGCTAGCAAACCAATTATCGAGGACACAAGAATCCAAACAAAGCGCTCAGCCACCTTAACGCTCTGCGTGTTATATCCCACGATAGACTTGAGGCTATCAATATCCGACTCTTGCTCATCAAGGCGATACTCAAGCCGATCAGTCCGAGCCTGGCTAGCCATGATCTTTTCATCAACCCGAGCAATCATAGTCATAGCCTCAGTTAGCTTATCTAACTTGGCCTCGATCCTGTTAAGTCGTACCGCTTGATCGTCCATATCATCGAATCGGAGTAGTAGTCCCGTGACCACGACCAATTAAGCCAAGTCGCACCTTACAGGTTCCTGATCCATAGTCACCTGTCTTGACGCCAATCTTATACTGAACCGCTTCTGGCTCATAGCCATAAGTTTCAATATCAGCAGTAAACGAGTCAACATCGGTGAATGCGGTGCCATCTACTCCAGTTTGTCGCTGCACTGTCACTTCTGTGCCGCCAGCAATACCAGTGACAGAGACGTTAAAGTATCCCTGTATGGTGATCTCATCGCTAAATGTGTTTTGAGCTGTAATGCTCTTTGTTACTTCGCCTGACATTATTCAACCTCCTATCAGTTAGATTCAAGCGCAGTGATTCGCGCCTCTAGTTCTTGAATTGTTGCTACAAGTAGCGGCACGAGTTTAGATTGGTCAATGCCTTGATAATCAGGTACTTCACGCTCACCCATGATTGCCTCAACAGCAGGAGTTAGCTCATTACCCTCATCGTCATAAGTAGCCTCAACAGCAGGAGAAATTTCATATTCCTCTGTCTTCATTCCGTCTTTAGTACCAAAAACAGCCTCAGGCACAATGCCTTGAACTTCATGCGCCAAAAAGCCATCAACAGTAACTTCAGCATTATTTTGCCAATTAAATCGTGATGGCTTTAGCTGGGTTAAGCGATCCGTCGCACCTGTAAGAGCAACAACACCGGCTTTTAGCCGGTAATCAGATGTCTGAACAAATGCGGGAGCATTCATATTTCCAGAAGATGTCACCTCACCATTAGGAACTGAGATATTGTTGTTGTGATCGACTTCAAGCGCATCCACTTTTGTTGCATTAGTTCTTACAACAAATCTGCGATTACCTGCTGGCTCTATCGCAAAGCGTCCAGCATTGTTGACGATTTTTCCAATATCCGTTGAGCCACTAGCGTCACCGCCCAATTGAAAACCTATCGCCGCATTAGCGTTTGTTTTTATGCCACTCGCAACTACATCTAGCGAATCAAATTCGCCGTTTCCATCAACAACAAGATTCCCGTCTACCTTGAGATCGGAATTGATATCAATGTCACCTTCAAAGGTTAATTGGCCTTCAATAGTCACATCGTTGAATGTTGGATTGCGGCCAAAGATGCCGCCGTTTTGCTTAATACTCATTTCTATTCTCCAGTAATATTACTTAGCGGCCCATCCGGTTTTCGCAACACCTGATTCCTTTACATATATGCTAGATCCGGCTCCCCCATTGGTGCGCCTAAACACAGAGCCTACGCCTCCATATTGCACATTCTCCGGGTTTCCGGTTCCTGTCTGGTCAACAATAACAGGAGTGTTTGTAGTATGTGTTCCCGTAATGTAAATCGGCTGAGGCTCCAAATAATTTGAACATTGAACAGTGTTATCAATGTTGATGTTGTCCGAATCAGTAAGGTGAATCTGTATTGCCCATTGGTGTGTTGGCGTCAATGAGGAATAATCAGATGGCTCTATGATGCAGGTATCACAATCTGAGCCATTGATATTAGAGTTTGATATATTAAATCGGACAGCTTTAGCTATCGACAGGCCGACAGGCGGGCTTGATGTTGGATCTAAGCAATTATGGATTATAGATACATTGCCAATATTGACATCAATAGCCTGAACAACACTCACGCCAACATTGTCGTTGTCGTAGAAAAGCCCTCCAGTCACATTTACATTTCTCGATCTGCCAACAGTCAGCCCGTTCGCTCCGTTAGAGTAGTATCTGCCCCCAATAACATTAACATTGGCGAGAAGGTAGTCCGTGTCGGTGTCGCCGCTGTTTCTCGTTAGCTGAATGCCATCGCCGGTATTGTCATGCGACACACAGTTAACGATTGATATGTTTCTTGTTACGCCCAATGATGGCGATAGTGATATATCTGTTTTGCAATAGATTCCAGCACCGTCATTGCCATAACACTCTAACCCGTCAATGGTTACTTCATAGCCACCTGATAAGGTATCAATTCCATTACCGTTAGATGGCCCGGTTCCATTGTTATAAGACTGTCCGCCTATTACTCGCACATTGTCATTTAGCGCTCTGAGCTTAATCCCATCCAATGTACTGGAATAAAAATTGCAGTCTTGTATCAATAATGAGTCTGTATTTTGAACCCTGATACCATATCCCGAATGCGTATCATGCCCACAGCATTGCGTGACACTGCATCGTGTCAACTTGCCAGCAACAGCACCTTCCGCACCATCAAGGAAAAAGTTAGTGCTAAATCCACTAACATCTAATCGCTCCAGTTTGACGTTATACGATGCGCCTATTACTTTAATGCCACTCACTCCGCTTGCGCTTAGGGTGTGAGTTATAGACAAATCACTGACGTATGCGTTATCAGCACCATCAAGCAGAATAATTGCTCCATCACTGAGCGCGGCTGAAGATCCATAATTGATTATTGTCAAGCCAACACCATTACCTTGGAATGTTGTGTTGTCTTTTAAGGCTAATGTGTTTGTAACTTTGTACGTGCCCGCTGGTACAATAATTTTAGCCGCCACATTTACAGCCGCCTGTATAGCCGCAGTATCATCCGTTACCCCGTCACCTACTGCGCCAAAGTCTTTTACATTGACAGCCGCGCCTTCAATCATGCGGTTGTGTGCTTTCGTTAATGCCATATCAGCCTCTCAGTTTTGCCATTACCATCTTAATGGCGACAGTAGTGGGGAGAAT